TAACGTAGGTGAGTGGAAGTCACTACTGAAGATGGAAACTTTCGAGTTGAAAGACCCCACCATCACAATGCTCACAGCCACTAATGAAGCTATGTCTGAAGATTTCTTCACACGTAGTGCCATACAAGGTGGTTACTTCGCTCGCACATTCATTATCTACGAACGTGAAGGACAGACATCTAACTCTTTAGTGTATCCATTAGAGAAGAAGGTAGACTACACAGCATCATCTGAATATCTGAAGGAGTTATCAGGACTTAAGGGTGCATTTGCTCCATTCGCTCAGATTGAAAAGACAGATGAATTCTCTATCAGAAGGATTAAGCATGGTAGGGAAATCTGGTTCAATCCTGTAGGAGCACTATATGATGACTGGTATGATGCCTTCAAGGAGGCAATGAAGATTCAAGAGACTAAGGATGAAACTGGCACACTGAATAGATTTGGGGACTCCGTGCTGAAGGTAGCTATGCTGCTATCATTAGCCCAACATCCCAAACTAGTCATCACTATGGAAGCAATGGAACAGGCTATTACTGAGTGTGAGAAACTACTTGGTAACGTTCGCCGAACTACTATGGGTAAGCATGGCATGTCTAATGCTGCCTTACTGAAGTCATTAGTTATCATGGAGCTTCTCAACAGAGAACCACATACCGTAACCCGAATCGTTCTCATGAAGAAGATGTGGATGCACTATGATAACAGCGAAGAATTTGACAACATGATGCAGGCATTCGATGCCTCGGGCATGATTACAACTTCTAGTATCGGGAACAACATACTGTATACAATGCCAGAGAATCAAGTGGAAGAACTCAAGAAGTTTATGGCTGGAAAACAAGGAGTCAAGCAATGATTACAAAAGCAGTTATCGAGAACAGTTTCACGTATCATGCACCCGTCGGCAATCAGCAGGAGAGATACGTTCGACTGAGAGATATGGCTAAGCAGTTAGCCATTCAAATCATTAACGATACCCCTTCTAGTCGAGAGCAGTCTACTGCTATCACTAAGTTAGAAGAAGCAATCATGTGGGCGAATAAGGCTATCGCCTGTAACGAATGAATCAACAGAAACAACATAACCCATCCGGTCATGGCAAAGGCCGATGGCATGATACTGAGACACTAATTAAATCTCGTAAGAAACGAGATAAAAAGAATAAAGCACAGAAGGAAGCTAGGAAACGTAACAGATGAATAGACGTGATTTCATCAAAAATGTCCTAGTAACTACTATTGGCATGTCTTCTATAGCTTTAGTGAATGAGCAGAAGATAATTGATGAAACAAGTCATATGAGTGATGTAGAGTTTGAATATTACATCACAACTAATATTAGACTATATGTGGATAATCCACGATATTGTGCAGTGATAACAAACATCGGTGAATAGAAGGAAGCCGGGTTGGTGAAACTGGCAGACACAACGGACTTAAAATCCGTCGGTAGCAATACCATGCGGGTTCGATTCCCGCACCCGGCACTACATATGACAATTAAAGTCTATCAAGGAACAGAACCAGGAGATATAGTTGTGACTGCACTCATTACTAAGATGGATTTAGCAGCAAACGACCGTGCTGATAAGCTATTGAACTATGTTCTACAACAGATAGAGGATGCAGCTGTGAAGGAATACATGCTAATGCATGGGGCTTCTATCATGGCTGCGATTACTCCTGAACTAATTAGCAAAGTGCTAACTGAGAAGATTAAGGAATCTATTAGCATCGGAGATAAGAATGCTCGTTAAACTCCGCATGTGGCTAATTCGTAAACTAATTGGGAGCTATGGTCCTTATATGGTTCCTGTTCGTGACTACTTTCTATTCGTAGACTATAGTCAGCGTATCTGGAAGATTAAACCTACTTACGAGAATGATTATCCTATACGGATAGAAAGGTGGGAATAGATGCTTAAGATAGCAGTCATCGGTAATAACTACGGTGAAGTATCCCGATTCATTGAGTATAAATTCAAGGGTCAGATTGAATCACATCATAAATCTAACCAAATTTATACCCTGAAGAATGGAGATACTCTTTATTCATGCCATGATGAAGCGGGTAAAGATAGATATAAGTCTATGCTCTACGACGCCATCTTGATAACTGAATACTATGAGTCACTACTCGATGTAATCAGAGGCAGGACTACTAGACCTGTGCAATAATGCAGAATAGAATAGATAAATTCCTAACCTGGCTAGCCGAGAATACCGATTTCGGCGAATGGGATGATAGTGTTAGGATTGAAGTTACATCCAAACTAGTTGAAATAATGACTGCTCCAGAACCTAAACAACACAAGTGGGTATTCTATATGAATATGACTGCTTGTGAAATATGTGGAGAACCTATAGGCTCGGGTAGACCGTGCCGTTAATCGGACCACCCCCAAACGAAGATGCTCCTAAAGAGCCTGTTGAAAGGGTGGAGGTTAATGAATCAGAACACTTACGAGTTCTCAAATACTTAGGTATTGATAATTGGAAGTGTTCTCATTGCGGCTGTGTGGTGTTTGGACGCTGTAAGGGATGTCCTTATTGCAAACATAAGCTAGGTATCATAACTTCTAGACCGAAGGAGTTCGTAGGATGACTGGAAAAATCGCTCGCAAAGTTAAGGATAAGGGATTTGGTTTCATTCAGTCTACTGAAGATGGAAAAGATTATTTCTTCCATCATACTGGATGTGATTATCCCTTCGATTCATTACAGGAAGGAGATACTGTAGAGTTTGAAATGGAGAGAAATCCTAAAGGGCCACGCGCTAATCATGTAAGGCCAATCAATGCCTAAAACAAACTTCATTCTATATAATCCTAACTATCATGAAGCTGTGAGAGAAACCAGTATCCTAGCTGATGATGTGAGTGATGGGCATCACACGATGTCTGAGCTCTATCAACATAGACATGCACTGTTTATTGCATTGTGCAAAGTCTATGATAACTATATCACACCCCTTCAGTCGCGGGTGAAATGCTGGAAATCTAAATTACACGATGATGGAACCATGTTCGATGGATGGTTCATCCTCGGAATGACTGTTTTTGAATTTACAGGTCCTACTACTACGATTACTTACCATCTTCCTATGACCCACTGGAATAGGATTAATGTAATGGAAATTCCTAACGCACCACCGTGGGACGGGCATACTTCTGACGATGTTCTTCTGAGACTCTATAAACTATGAGAAGGTGGAAATATATGGGAGAACAAGTCTTAGACCACGGCTATGTCAGTCTAGTAGAGACATGGGGTTCTGATAAGACCATTATCGAATCTGCTAGAATGTCTACTGGTAAGGGATTCCTTGGATGGGGTCCAATGCATAAAACTGATTGTCCCCGTCGTCAAATGCTAGGCTCAGGAGTAAGAGTAGCATGTGACTGCAAAGAACCTGGAGATGAAAAACTCCTAGCCTATCTTTACAAACATCATCATACTACTCCATTTGAAATGGCAGGAGCTACATTTGAAATTCAAGCTCCTATCTTTGTATTCAGAGAGTGGCATCGCCATCGGACTCAATCTTATAATGAGATGAGTGCTCGATATATTCCACTTCCTGATATTAGTTATATGCCTACCATCGAAAGACTTCAAATGGAAGGCGGTGCTAATAAACAAGCTCAGGGTTCAGGTAAAGTAACCAATGCAATAGCTACTAACTTCCAGAGTGACTTGGAAGAATTCTATATCACAGTAGAACGTATTTATCAGGAAGCCCTGAGAAATGGAATTCCAAAGGAATTAGCTAGATTAGTTCTTCCTGTAAGTCGATACAGCAGAATGAGAGCTAGTGCTAATCTTCTGAACTGGATTAGATTCTTACGCCTTCGTGCGGCGCCTAATGCTCAATGGGAAATCCAGCAATACGCTAATCAAGTATCAATTCAATTAGAACAGAAGTTCCCTCGCACTATGCACCTATTCTTGGAGGAACAAGATGAGCACGGACGAACAAGCTAGAGATAGACACGGTTCACCCCTATTCTATTCACTACTATCAGAGATGGCTGATACTCATGATAAGAAAAGTCATGACTATGCTTCAAATAGTAATCCTTTCGGCAATTATCATTTTGCTGGACATCTTGCTTTGTTATTCGCTCATAGTAGTGAGGATGCTGGATTTGTTGGCCGTCTTGGTGAAAAGATGTATCGCCTTGCCAATCTTGAACGAGATGGAAAGATTGCACAAAATGAATCTATCGAAGATACGGAAAGGGACATTGCAGTTATAGCTACGCTATGGATGGCGGACAGACGCCAGCGCAGACTAACTAGACAGAATAATATTAATGCCGTTAAGGCACAAATGGCGAAAGGTGAATGGTCTGGTATTATGCCGGAAAAGGCGGACCCTTCAGAACGTAGAGAATCCCAAGGCCAGCAATACAAATCCGGACAATTAGGAGAACGTCCGCGCTAACGGGTAAGCCCATAACTCTAATAAATGGTTCTAATAGTAAATTAACTAATCCTACACAAACTACTGCAAGAATTACTCGCCATAAAAATGGAGACATGACTACTCCTAATTGTCACCGTAGCGTTGCATACCCATACCGAAGAACGAAGGTGCGGCTGCTGGGAGATTTTCAGGATGAATATTGCCACCAATAAGGTCTGCGATTCCTGGTAATAATTCAGGATTCTCAGATGCTAATTCGATTACATCCTGCACAAAGATGGGGACGAACCTCTTAGCAACTTCGTCAGGAACATTAAAGGGTTGACCTGCTAGGTCTTTACCTCGCAATAGTCCTGTAGCGAAGTTAATAATGGGGTTCGCCTTCCCCTCTAAAAATCTACCTGCTACGTCCAATCTGGATGAGCCCCCGTATTTCTCACCTAAGAAATATTCAGTTCCTTTTACGGAACTCTTGAACTTACCACCCTGAGAACCTAACATTCCAGCAGCCATATCAAAGGGGGCAATACCTGTATCAGTGCCCTCCATTGATTCTATTCTGGCTTCTCTGGGACGTAAGATTCTATTGGCTGCAACGATATACTGTTGTGCGCCAGCCCAAGGGTCTAGTCTCACATTACCAATTTTAATCTTGCCGAAGTCACTACTAGCTGGGTCACTCTCTACTTCTGCTCCACCCATTTTAGCAAGTCCTACCATTGCATTGCCTGCGCCCGCTAATGCAAGTAATGACTTAATAGCTTCCTTCCTAGTGAATGAATCAGTCTTAGGATTAATGTATGTATAGGGGTTAAGAATCTTTACTCTGCTGGCGATTAGCCGAGGGGCAAAGAATGTGCTATTGAGAATTACGGCTGCACGTTCTGCCTTACCGAGACTACCACGCCCAGACGAGTAGTTAACGAAATCAGCAAGTGAACGCGCCAGTGGTAGATTAGTCTCTCCGTCAGCACCAAACACCTTACCATCTCGCACTAAATTCTCAAATGTATCTGCACGAAGCTTATTTAAGAATGCTGTATATGCTCTATTACTACGCCGCACACCTGGAACCTTCTCAGCCCAGGTAGACATAACAGCTTCTTCTCTACTACTTAAATCAGTAAGGTCAGTAAGTTTTAATCCAGCATCATCAGCGAAGGACGGTAATGTAGTATTACCAGGCCCAACGCGAGGCTTAAATAATGGCTTATCAGCAATAGACTGCTGAATACCCTGAAATGCTTCCTCAGAACCCCAGGCTTTAACCATACCAGGTAGAGCTTTCCAAAATCCTCCCTTATGGATTAGTGGAAGTCCCTGACGTAATGGAGCAGACATATCAACACTCGCCATTACAGCGCGTGGAAAGTTAACTGCTTCTACAACAGGATTAGATTTCTTTACGTCAGTCTTTGGACCTAATGTTCCTCTAGGTCTAGCTTGTCCTACTTCTGATTCTAAGATAGGCTGTTCTCCAGGTTTCCCTTCATAACGAATTTTGAACTTACCATCTTCCGTTAATGAATCGAATACCCAACCTTGTTCTTTAGCTTTCTTAATAATCTCAGGAGTAGCTTGTCTAAGAGTTACCTTCTGACCTACTTTTGGTGCACCAGCAACTTCAGCAGCTGCTGTAGGCGTGGCTAAATCAGCAGGCATCTCTCCAGTAACTTTACCAACTTTAGGTATGTTACCCTTCATTCCTAATACACCACCAGCCATCTCTACGCCACCCATAGCGCGGTCAGCAAGTGTAGAATCAGGGTCTAATACATTGGATGCACCATGAGCAGCAGTTAATCCCCCCGCAGCTTTGGCACCCATACCAACAGCTTTAGCAATAGCAGGTAAACCAGCTTTAGCAGCAGTTCCTTGTCCAGCAGTTAAAATAGCAGTAGCAAGGTTAATAGGTGAAGTAAGACCAGATACCAAATCACCAACACCTTCCAATGCACCAGCACCAAATCCTTTAGCTTTGGCAAGTGTAGTTTTAAGGTAGTCACTTACTCCCCCTTCGCCAGTAGGAGCCATAGACAATGATGGAGCATCTATATCTCCACTAAAGCTACGAATGAATCTAGACGGAGCATCAGTTAATGGTTCGGATATCATATCCCAACCACGTCCTAGTAGTCCTTTTTCTTCAGGAACTACAGGTGTGGTAGGCGTAGTGGTAATAGGTGTAGTAGTGGGAACATCTTCCCAATCTACATCTTCCCACTCGTCATCTTTAGTTACTTTTTGACTGGCTGCCATGTTTTGCCACCATCTGTAGATTCAACTTGACGGGTAGCTCCAGTCTTAGAATTACGTTGAGTTTTAGTCATTTTCTCAGGTTTATTACTGGCTCTCTGCATTTTAGGTCCATAAATAGCTTCTTGGATTTCATCGTATTGTGCCTTAGATGGACCAGTAGGACGCTTAAACAGATTAGTGCCAGGGGGAGTAACGCTAAAATCGTTACTAGCAGGATTACCCACTTTGATAAACGGGCGTAACTCCGGCCTAGTATTCCATAGTTCACGTGCAGCATTGAACTGCCTCACTCTAGTTTGTGTAGGTAATTCGTCCTTACCACCCGTAGTAGTTTTAGCGGAAGGAACAGATTTAGTCTTACGTGATTCTTCTCCACGCACTACAGCAGTAGCACGTGATTCAGCACCCCGTTCACCAATTTGACGTGATGTGATATCACCTTTCTGTTCATTTTCTTCAGTTCGGAATTCATGACCTAAATGTAACTTATCAAGGTCAGTCATGCTACCAGTTGGAATACCAGTATCCTGCTGTTTACCAGTTTGGGGGTCAATAGCAATGATATTCCCACCCTTGGGGAATAGGAATTTCATTAAAGGATTCTTAGCCTTAAACTCATATACGTCAGCACGCTGCTGAGCAATCTTTGCCCTAGCCTCATCCTTACGTTCAGTAGCAGCTTGGGATTGTGCACGTAATTCCTGTGCTACAGTATTATAAGCAAGAGTTCGTTCATTTACATTATTGCTACGTTCTAATTCTGCGGCTCTAGTGGTAGGACCAACCTTATTTTTCCAATCCTCCACTTGTGTCTGATGAGGACGGTCAAACATATTTAATGCATTCTGTGAGCCTGAAACACCGCCCACAATCATAGTAGCAATTTTCTTTAGCATTCCCGCCTTCTCGCGTTGGGGATATGCTGAGATTAAAGCATTCAATCTGTCACTAGCTTCAGTTTCAGGAGTATAAAGAGCTTTCATCCTGTCTGAAACATTGTATTCATCGGGTGCTTCCATCCCAGGCTGACCCATAGGATTAGCTGCACCAAATGGATTAATGGGCGGAGGCATATTACCCATGATTCCGCCATTTTGTGGTAAATCGTTACCTACCATCGGCGGAGGACCGAATGTATTCTCTCCACCGAATAGCGTTTTCATTCGTAGTGGGTCTAAGAAGCTAGGCATTAGATTGCTCCGCCGGGCATACCAATCATGGTTCCGGCAACATTAGCACCAGCATTTAATGCAGTCTGCCACCATGGAGTTCCAGGAGGTGCCTGCTGACCCAGTGAACGTAATTGCATATCAATTAAACCTAAGCCACTACCCTGGCGTAGATTCTCTAATTGATTACGCTGCTGATATGCCTGTAATGCCTGATTACCGAATGTAGAAGCCATACCAGGAGTAGCAGAGTATAGGCCACGCTGACCTTCTAATCCACGTAGACTCATTTCCTGAGAAGCTAATTGTCTAGCCTCCCAAGCTGATAATCCTTGTTCAGTAAGTTCCTTAGCACGCTGGTCTAATCCAGCTTCAGCAAGAGAACCCTGCTGTAAGCCCTGCATACCAGCAAGTTTACCTTGACGGATATCCTGTGCTAAAGTAGCATTAACATTAGTTGTAGCATCTGCTAGTTGCCCAGGTAATTCACGCTGAGCCTTACTAGCAGCAGCAATGTAGTTAGCACTACCCCCTGGACCACCTAATGAGCGCGCACGGTCCATTTCCATCATCGTATTGCCATAAGCAGCACGAATAGGAGACATACCACGCGCACGTAGTTCTTGAATATCCTGAGGTGAGTATCCACCAGAATTAGCGAACTCTCTATACCCTCCCATAGCCGTGCCCATATCAGGACTACGATTATAGGTGATAGCTTCAGGTCTACGACCAGCGATACTAGAGGACAGATTATTGACGCCTGAACGCCAATCACCATATCCTCCCATCATCGTATCGTAATCCTGCCTTTGTCTACCGGCAGCATTAGAATATGCATTATAGAAAGACTGACTCTGGGGAATAAATTCCTTCTCTAAGTCAGACTGACTACCAAATAAACGGTCACGTTCACCCCCTGCGAAATCGTATATTTCTTCGCGCTTAGGGGTAACTTTTCCTTGTTGTTCCTTGTTATCGTCGCCCATCGCTAACCCTCATAGAAAGAGCCTGACACCTAGGATGAAAGCCATGCTGTTTCAGGTGCTCAGCGTATTTTTCATCCTTAACAAAGGCGTGCAAGTAGTCAATTTCAAATTTCTGACAAGTAAAAATAGAGACTGCTTGAGCCTCTACTAATGCTCGCCCGAGGGTTATTCCAGAATTTTCCTTATCAGTGACGATTATAGTCTCGGCTATTGGTCTAATACCGCCGGCAATGATAATTTTGTCATCATCGTCAACGATAGCAAACGCATTTAGAAATCTATGGAAGAAATTGGGCAGATTAAAATCTTGTCCATAGTATTTATCGTGCAATTCTTTGACCCTAGGTAGGTCATCGAGTGTTAGTGAGCGGGCTCTCATCTTACGTCGTTATGCTCAATAGAGTAATGATTACCGTCTTTCTTTTTACCTTCAAAATCCCCACCCCACGCGCATTCAAATTCTTTGGTAGATAGAGATTTCCAATATTCACCTAATGGACGATGAGATTCAGTTGAAGTTAAGTATTTACCGTCTCGAAATAAATTAAGGTCGATGGCTAGTCTTGAGATATGTAGTGAATTAGGAATACCTTTACCTAATGCAGCTAATCTCTCAGCTTCAGCAGGCGAACGCCACGCCTCACCTAATGTCAGTTCAAAGCCTAATTGCCATGCCTTTTTGAAAAGCAATGGAAGTAATCTGACAAATGCAGATTGTTTCTGTCTTAATGTCACGACAGCACATCCTCATCACCATCAATAGTCAGAACGAGAATGTTATTAGTTCCAGCTAATGCCTGAATGATTTCGGCCGCTTCTAATACATAGTAACAGAAGTGGTCAAGAATAGCGTTAGCTCCAATGCTATAAGCATCAAAGAGCCGTGTTGCAGCCGCATCTGCTCCAATGGACATAGTGAATGTCACTACTGATGCAGACGGATTCTGGATATGGACATGTCTTAGAATGCCCCTACGACCAGCAGCCACTGTATACTTAGTTGCAGCAGCATTGCTAACTTGAGCAGGACCAGCCATCCGTTTGGCGATTCTCATTTCTCTATTTCTCCCTTTGCATCAAACAGAGACACCGTAAAATCTTTATCGTTAAAACTCAAGTTACCAGGTTGAATGCCGTGGGACAATAGAAGATTAGTTTTTTGTTCCATTAATCTTTGTTCATTTACAGTTATTTCAAATAGTTTAGCTTTAAGTTTATAGTATTCAAGTTCCGTTAATTGTTTTACCATGCTGATATATACCTCATGGAATTGTTCTATACTTTATAAAACTTCCAGTCATTATTCTAACACTCGTTCCGGCTGTTTCACTTGCTAGTTGAATAGTTAAGTTACCTGCGGGTGAAGCTCCAGCTCGAAGCATACCTTGAATAGAAACTGGCCAACTTTGAGTTGTATTAGGTAATCCTCCAACAGCAACTAATAAAGCAGCATTAATATTTCCTGATGCGAATAATGGAGTTCCTGTAGCTGCTTGAAATTCTCTAATTTGAGCTACTCCATCAGTCATTCCTGTAGGCCATGATAATCCTATTCTTGGATTTACAGTAGCAGTAGCAGTTCTAATCATTAAACTTGCTTCAAATTCATAATTTAAATTAGCTAATGGAGTTAATATTAATGGAGAATTTTGAACGGCAGTTAATGTAGTTGCAAAATCTACTGCTAATTTAACATAAGCCCAGGGGTCACTTCCGCCACCCCCAACTGCCGCTCCAATAGCAGTCCAATTAATTCCATCAATAGTTTGTTTTAATATATTAGTAGTTGTATCAAACCATAGAATATTAGTATATCCTACTCCACTTCCAATTTCTCCCGTAACAGTAGGAGAAAGAGCACCGCGAGCCAGATATAAAGGACTATATTTCATATTACCTGATATGTGAAAATGTAACTCCAAGACTGACTAGTAATATCTCCCGATATCCATTGGATAACGGCAGTATTATTAGCTACTGAACCAATAACTTCAGCCCCCTGTCCTGCTATAGTTCCACAAAAGGCTACTCCTGCCACATCTTCAACTGCACCAATATTAGATGCTATAGGTAAAGTCATTTCAAATGAAGTAGCTGTTCCTGTTAGTGTAGGGTCAGCAGTAAATCGACCAGAAACAGTTACAGTATCTCCAACTCGCGCATATTGAGCTTCTGTTAATGTAACATTAGCATCTAAATTAACTTCAGCAGACCTAGTTGGAGTATAAGTCTTCCCAGTTCCAGTAAGTTGACTTACTAATCCAGCTTCATTGATACCAAATATTTCTACTGTGCCACCAACATCATTGGCATATAATCCAGCAGTATTAGCATCTAATGTAGCAGGAGCAGTTCCGTCACCAAATATTAAACTTTTAGTTCCCGTCGCAGGGTCTGTTTGAGAATCATTAATGATTACGTTACCATTAACACTAATATACATGAAATTAGTTGCGGCAGCGCCTCCACTAATACGAAAAGCATTAGCTTCATTTCCAACTACAGTAAAACGCCATTCAATTCCATTCTGTTGTTGGAAACAAGTAAATCCTGCCTGCGCATTAGCATTACCAGAAGGAGACCTGATTTGTAGATATGTGCTACCAGCAGTATTGTTTTCTGTAAATCGAGCTACATATCCAATATCAGTGCCAGCACCAAAAACGTCTAGTAAATTAGATGGATTAACTAATCCAATACCTACTCTAAAGTTTGTGCGATTAAAAAATAAGTGAGTATTATCCTGAGATAGAGTGCCACCAGCACCTGCGAAAATGATAGAACCAGGAGTAAACCCTCCAATAGGATTACCGCCAGCAGGAGAAGCAGCATTACTATAAGCAGCTTCCTCTATTCCCCCATCTAAATCACCCGGCATTCCAGGGGGTCCAATCGGACCTTGTGGACCTGTAGGACCAGGAACTCCTAATGGATTATAATCAAACTCTTGTTCTCTCCAAATAGGGGAGGATTCTGCACCAGTAATAGTTCCTGCACTTCCCCCACCAGATGATGAACCGGAAGCAGCATCAATTAGTGCTTCTAATCTTCCTAAATTAGTTAATAACTGGTCAATTGTTTGCCATAGGGCATTATTCGTCTGTTGAACACCAGACGTTAGCAATGTAGAACGAAGTTTCTTAAAATCGGGAAATCCTTCAGCCATTACGGACTCATATAACTAGGTAAGTCTGCTTCGACAGGCTTGGCAAAGATTATAATACGATGAATATTTAGAATAGTTTCATTAATTTCTGTGATTCTGCATTCCAATTGAATGCGCTGAGATTTGAAATTAGCTAATCGAGTAGGTTCAACTTTAGTAGTTGCAGACATGACAATAGGAATCATTGTAAATGACTCCACATCATCAAGACTATTTAACTGCATAAGGAGATTACCCGAACCAGTCACACGCATTCTAACTGCGGCAACATGGTGGACAAATTCTCCTCCGCCACTTTGACTCTTTCTTCTAGCCACCAATATATCCTGTCTTAAAGAATGGGTCAGGAATTTCTACATCGGCTTCTGTGGGTGATGAGCCAGTTAAAATTGTATCGTCGGTTTTGCCTGGAACTAATGTGTAGATTCCGGACATATTCTCGACAAGTAACTTAGCTGTTTCTCCTGATAATACAATTCCTCCAGAACCTACGACTGTAACATCAGCAGGAATATCTGGGGGTGTTAATAAGTAACTTGGTGCAGTAGGTGCGCCAGGACCATTCCATCCAGGCTCAGCTAATCCACAAATTCCATCTACGCCCCATCCACCATTACCAGCAGTAGTAACACAGGATGGTATAATGAATACTGTGTAGACAACTAGATTAGCATTGAGAGTAACGCCTACTTGAATGGAATCAACTCCACCGCCAGTAATAGCAGTGGTAGAACCAGTTCCATCTTGTAATCTAGTGCTATTGTTAGTTGTATGACCTGGGTCACGTGAATATTGATTAGCATTTGTAACAGCAGCGATAATAGCAAACAGGGGTCTACGACCATTAAGAGTTACAGGAATAACTCTATCACCTGCTCCACCATTACCAGTGTAAGTTCCAATATAAATAATATTTGAATTAATACTGTTACCGTCAGTTTGTCTCCACAGAGCCGCGCAGGCACCAGAAATTCCGTTTAAAGATGTCCCAGCTATTAAACTGCCTGCTGCAAAAGTAGATAAACCAGTAGTTGAAACAGCAGCGGAACTTAAAGTTCTAGACTGCGTAGCTGTAAATCCTGGACCCTTAATCCATGCATTAAATGCAGCAGTATTGTTTTTAACATTCTCCATCTGAGCTAAAGCGAACTCAGGAGTAAATCCAGAATCAAATAGAGGAACTGTATTAGTTCCAGCATCATATTTCCAAGGAACATTCATTAAGATACGTGACATTACGTCAGAGAATGCCACATATTGATAAGTTACACCACTATTATTACTGTTAGCACTAGTTCCAACTAGGCTAATAACAGTATCTCCATCAGTATTAATTCGGACATTTATTGCTAATCCAGGTAACGCATCATCATCTACCATATTAGCATGGGGAGCAAGCATTGCGCTATTCCACCATGTTTTAACATTTGTAGAAGTATTGCGAATGTAAAGCCAATGAATTCCGGGTAAGGCGACAGTAATATCCTGAGCCGTTCCATTGCCTACATAAGTGCCTGTGGCAACAGCTACAGAATTAGGAGGAGGTGTAGTAGCTCTCCCCATGTAAGTAGCATAATAGGGAGAATTGTGATATCCAATTAATTGAGTTATTCCGATAAAATTAACAGGGTCATACTCATCTTCAGGACCGTATGAGCCCATATATTGAGCTTCCATTTCCAGGAAGGATACAGTAGTTAAATTTGCATCAGTTGACTTAATTAGTAACGGTAAAGAAGGTTCATATTCAGAAACTAGAGGAGGAAATTCTGAACCCGCAGCTACATTTTGTAAGGTATTATAGCCATTCCGAAGTGTGGTAAAGCTCTTAGTAACAGTAGCTTCCACACCTGCTAAAATAGACCCTATCTTATCTGTAACAGAAGCAACACCCTTCGATACAACTGCTCCAATACCAATTGCTAAAGGTCCAAACTGTCTCACGAAGCTGATATTACTATTTAATTCTCCATCCGCTTCTGTATTTGCAGCTAAACGAGCACCTGTAGTGCTACTAGTAATAGTTGCAAGAGGATTAGCAGGTGGAGTTTGTAATAATGCTCTGTAGTCACCCGTCCAATTGGTATTCTCAGAAAGGCTAGTGCCTCTAATCCATTGACAATGATGACCCATGACATAGTCAACAGTATCCCTGAATGTTACTCCACCAATAACAGTGGGGTCGCCAGGGTCCATGTTAGACCAGTCATCGTAATGAAGTTGGCTACCATTAGCAGATACACTTGAACCAAGAGTGCTACTACTATGAGTTACCTGACCTGCACCACCTACGCGAACGTCACCAACCCAATCAGATAAAGTTGCTCCTAAACTTTCTACAGTAACCTGAGCTTCACAACCACTTCCTGTTATAACATAATTAAGATATACGTCTATTCTTATCCATTGTTTAAGTGGTAATACAGTGCCCGAAGGGTCTAAATTAGAATGAGTGAACCCAAAGTTATCTAGTGTCTCTCCATTTAACTTACCAGTGGTATCAATTTGAATACGAGTAGCGCCTCCACCACTATCAGTGAAAGCAATTAATCTAGCTAAACTTGCAGTTGGATATTTTTCAATCCATAAATAGAATCGTTCCCATGAATTCCTACCGTTAATTATAGGATTAATAGTCTCATTTAATTGACGTGTAATGGCTTGACCAGTGCAACACATCCCGATTCCATCAGGAGTTCTGGATGCAGCACGAGTATATACTTCAGAGAATACAGTTCCACCGTCTCCTTCTGGTCCAGTGCCAGGAGCATCTTGTCCACCATTTGTCCATTCAAACCCAGTTATGAAACGTCTAGGTCTAATGTCCTCAAATTCTGTAGGTGTATCAGAAGTTATTCCTCCTGCAATACAAATGACACCTACCCATACCCATGCTAATGGTGGGCCTGCACCCCAAATAGGAATTGAAGGATGTCCAGGAATATCTAACCAATCCTGGTTATAGTCAAACGTATAGGAAGCAGGAGGCCACCAATAGTTTCCCTCAGGATTACCAGGGTCAGAAGGGTATACATAGGTATGCATACTCTTGATAGCCTGTGGAGCCTGCCAACTTCCGTCTATGTTGTAGCGAATTGTATATGGAGGCTGAACAAACTGAATCCAAGTATCGTCAACGTCATCCCAGCCGTTCGCAGTCTCAGTAATACCGAGAGCGTCACGTGCATAACCAGGACTACGTGAAATTAAATTTCCACCGAACGTAGCTACAGCAGCTTCGTAATCAGCGGCGTTTTTGAACCAAATGTTGTAGAACATGTATAACCATACATGTCCCGCAGCAGGTTCAGTAGGCCAATTGGGCATTATGCGCTCTCACAAGTGATGCGTGGAGTTACTCTAATCACACTTCCTGCAATCGGAGTAAATGGCACACTACCAGATGGAAATCTTTCCGCATACATTAAAAGACCGTCTGAATTTCGTGTAATAAAATATCCATAAATAGTGCCAGGTGCATTAATTGCGCCAGTAAAAATCCACTGCTGAACAGCATTATACAGAGCAATAGTAGGTCCACCACCTGTAACAGTCCAATTCGCAAATGTAAGTGGAACATTAGCGTAACCTCCGCCCGCAATTTCTGTGTAGTCAGCCGCTGCGTCAGTGCCAGCAGGAGTCCTGTCATTTCCATATATCCGCATTGTTAATGCAGGTGTAAGGAATGTATTAAGTATTGCTACTTCTTGAACGTTCGTTACAATTAGACTCATACTTGGTCCGCGCCTATAATGAAATCATCGATGTTCCAGATAGCAATGGTATTCACTAAGAATATGAATGACCACGGCCACCACTTGATGTTTTTTGGGTCTAGCCCATTTTTATAGTCGCCATACATTATAGTTCTATCTGTAGTAACATAGTATATGCGTTGTGCGATTGGGTCATGGAGGACTTGAATTTTTCTAAATTCATTCCTATCCATGTCATACCAGTTGGACTGAATTTTTGTTGATAATTCAGGCAATACGTATCGCCCATTAAATAGACACATTCCTTTGTAAGTTGCGATGAACAAAAAGTCAGCATTAGAAGACCCTGAATCTAATACCGTGGCAATGCCATGAACTGAAGTTCCAAGAGCTTCATCAACTGAGGAATATTCCCATGATGTAGGAACATCACCATTATCTACCCAGGAAGCTGTCTTGGAACGTTTGAATCCGTAGAATACACCCCTAAGAATTTGACCGTTAGTAATTGGATTACCATCTGGAGGCATTGTAAGAATGCCAGTAATCTGCGATATAGCTTCTGGCTCTCCAGGTGCTGATACTCTGTATAGAGAGATATTATCAAACTCTCCGCCCAAAATAAGACGGTTATTATAAATAGCCAGAGTAGTGCCAGCAGCGATTTCAGAAAAGTTATCAAGTAGATGGCTCGCGTCAAGTAAAAGGTCAGCATCGTAAAAAGAAACATTGGCTAATACAGTTGTAACGTTATCATTAATGACAGCACCAGGGATAAAGAATAGTTGGTATCCGGTAACATCACCATTGTAAGTTTGAATTACTTTGGACGCTACAATATGACGTTTAGTCCACTGAGCACCCACGAATGTAGGAACAGTTGAAAATGATACTGATAATGCTGCTGATGTGGTGAATGAGTTTAAGGCTACTGGAGCCGACAAATATCCAGAATCAGTTTCTCCCACAACTCCAAAGATATGCAACCCTGCATCAGTATGCCCTGCAATTCCATTAGCAACAGTAATAGTCCCAGCAGGAGTAGTTCCGGCAGCTTTACGTGCCGCAGTTCCATCTCCCTGATAAACATAGAGAAACTCGTTATCGAGTCCTTTCTCAACATTTAATCCTCCAACTACATAGGTTTTAAATGGTGAAATTAGAGCTCTACCATTGTATGGAACAAATGCAAAATCTTCCATACCGGCAATAGTAAGAATAGGACCAAATATTGTATCCGCATCAACTACATGATAAATTTCTCCATTTGCACCATTTGCAATTAATACAAGTATTGTATTTCCATCATCAGTTGGATAGTTGTAAATTCTACGAATATTCTGAATAGGAGCCACTACATCTTGATGTAATCCGACTCCAGGACGCATACCAAAACCATAATCACCCACCGATTGTAAATTATCACATTCGGCAAAGTGGTCCATTGGGGTATCTTCTGCATCACCCCTTTGATATAACCCTTTGAATTCTTCTAGGGTTATTGGTTCGTGGTCGCGATATGCCATATCTTAATATGCGTGTAAGATGCGCATCCCCTTGTTTATTACGCCGGAACAGTTACGATATCTGCGGCCGTATCAGTTACCCAATTACGCCACACATCAGTAGTTCCGGGCTTGTAACCCTTAGCGATTGTCACATTAGCAGCCGCATCAGGAAACAAATTACGTAAAACCTGATTCAATGAACCCTGTCCAGCAACAGCAACAAGATTCACCTTATTATTAGTATCGTTTGCAGTCTGTCGGATAGTGTTGTAACCGATAAGAGATTCCGTTAAGGACATGGCAATAGCGTTCGTATTACCATTGAACTTATTACGGAGAACTCTCCATTCGCGGGGCACAGCAGCAGCAGTGTTAAGTCCTAAGAGAGCAGTTCCAGTAAGACCCTGGAATCTGCAATCTTCAATTAATGCAAAACCACTTCCACCATTATCTTCGATACCAATCTGGCTTGTGCCACCATTGGCAGCGAATAAACAGTTAGTAGCACGGAAGTGAGAAGCATCAATAGTATCTACCGATGCAGAACGAGTGAGTCGAATTGCAGCAGAAGATGTGTGGGGAGTGAATTCTACGTTTTCAATCGCCCACCCCTGCGAACGAATTTCTAACAGTGGAGTTGTAGCTACTGCTCCTGACGCTGGAGGAAGCCAACATGCACCACCACCAGTTGCAACGCCCCCACTAGTAGCTTGACGAGGCATATTAGCCGCACCGAGAATGGTAACGTCATACACATCATCAGGAGCAACAGCCTGTTCACGCAATACTCCGCCCAGGATGATAATATCCCTAGAACGAAGATTAGCCTTTAGTGTAGTGAAGTCAGTGAATGAACCACGTGGCCCATTACCCTGGGGGAATAAATAGAATACGTTACTGATTTTCCCCAGACGATTACTGGAGATTGAAAGGTCACGACTATCCTGACGAAGTTCTCGCCAGAACCCTGCTTGAGACATTGTGTATCCTCCAGCCTTTTAGGCCAGCGTTACTACGCCAAAGGACTACTGAAACGTCCTACGCTTGTAGGATGCTCTGAATGGCCTACGCCTTGTTACAATAGCCTGTCTACCCTTAGTTCCGATACCAGTAGCCCTGCCCATTGCTAATGCGGCAAAACCATTCAGGTCGTCTGCGCGAGATTTATTTTCACCGATAAACTCAGCGCATAATGCAGCAGTTCGATACTGCAAAAATGTCTGTGCATTGATTACACCGATGAGAGAAGTTTCATCTACAACAGGTGTAAACAAATTACGTGTATATTCCATTTTAATATCATTATCCTGGTCTGATGGCAGGAGTTTAATTTTCTGAGATTCCCATACCCAGAATATAAATTGATTAATTTCGACACCTTCCATATAAAGTGGAATAGCATCGACTTTAGTCATTGGAATCCAAGGGTCTATACCCTCTTGGCGTTCCCATAATTTTTGAGGTTCAATTAAATCATCAGGTAATTCAGGAAGCGGACTGACACCAAATTCTATGGTTTCAGTTCCTGATGGACAGTTAATAACAGCAGAAGTAGCAGCAGTAACGGGTATATCATTCAGCTCAAATTCCTCCTCTAATTCCTGCAACGCAGTGTTTAAATGAGGAATCTGAGCCGTATAGGTGTAGACAGTTCTAGCTACATCATTTAATTGCGCAGCGGCTGCATTCATTACAGTTCCTGCGACTAAATCGTATGTAGCCATTAAGCAACCTTTCGACGAACTAATTTACCGCCCCAGGTTCCGATTAATTTGCCATGCTTAGGTTTTTCAGCAGGTTTAATCGGTTTAGATTTCTCTACAGTGACAGTAGGAATGAATCCCTCGATTGCTCGTTGAATCATTAACACCTGAACTGCATCAATTTCTACTTTATTCAGTTGTTCTCTCGTCAGATATCCATGACGAAGTAAATCCAAAAGAATCGGGGGATGCATATTACTGTGCGAACTTAATGTTAGCCGCGTTAGGATGATTCATATCAATAGCACGGCACGATGGACACACAGGGTAATCGGGACTCTTGGGTGTGCCACACGCGAAGCAACGCTCCTGACGCATCATCGTGAAACTCTGCATCCAGTCCTTATTATCTACGCCAATTTCTTTGGCAGCAAGTCTCATATCATCGCTAATAGCTAAGGGGCTACCACCCGAGCGAGCCCACATAGTATCAGCAATGTTGATGAGTTCCTCATACCAACGCTTCTGTTTTGTTGCAGCACTGTCAATTTCATGCTGGAATGACTTACGAAGCGTAGTAAGGGTATGTTCACCAGGGACATAAAATAGTCCTGGTTTAATATCGCTCATGTTACAGCCGAGAATTCCGTTGCAATAGTCATTAACAACAGAATCTGCAACCTGTATAGCACCGTTAGTAATTTCAAGTAGTGGCTGTTCTTCATCAATTTCACGCCACCAACTGCTTGAACCCACAATAAGAAGCGATGGTTTCTCATAGGAACCTGGAAATAGTTCAAAAACTCCTGGCGAAATAGTGTATTTGAATTCCTTAATATATTTTGGAAAGATTGAGCAGATAGTTGCCTTATCAGCAGGATTAATCGGTCCACGGATAGTTCTACGCCGATAATCCTGTAATCCGGGAAATCCACCAATTTGACTCATTATTTATCTCCAAATTGCTTATGGGGCACAATTATGGCCTCACCACCACCTTGGTTACGGCTGAGGGTCGCGCCCAATAACCCTGTTTCATCGCCATATAGTTCTTCAACTATCTTGTCGATTCCTGCCCTACGCGTTGCAATATACTGTTCCTGAGAACCTTCCTCTGGGTCAGTATATCTCGCAGTAGGTAATCTGTCGGGCGATTCATTGCCCATAATCATCATCTTAGCTACAATCTGTGCAGCTAATGTAGAATCGATGATGAACTTGCATTGTTCTAAAGTAGGTGCAACATAATCATGTTTACCAGTATACTTATTAGTTTTAAAGAATGTGATTAGTGGTTCGTAGGAAATCTTTGCTCCTGCGAGTTCCTTCTGTTGATAATCTGGAACTACAACCAATCGCTCCAGGATATGCTTCTCCTGAATCCATTGCTTGTATTTCGGCATTTCTCTTACTTCAGTGACAGTCCTGATGAAAATACCAGCAGGAGTAATATCATCGAAAGTTCCAAAACGCTTCTCATATTCATCTTCAGACCAAACAACCTTAAACATTGGTAGGCCAGAGACGGTATCGACTCCATATAACTCTTTTAGCGATTTGTTTATCGCTTCGATGATATGTGGCGCTTCGATTTGAACCTTCATCTGACCTACCTCTGTCTCTTGCTGTTACGTCATTGCAGGACGCCACCACTTCGCAGTGGAGGGGTCATAATAGAGAGTAAACGCCTGATTCTGAATAGGCGTATATGCTGAATGAATGTTACCAGTGGTCAGTAATGCACCAGGAGCACCATTCGTAAAGATAAACGTCAATTCGCAATAACCAGAAGTCGGTGGGGTAATAGTAGCAACCTGCACCGTTCCAGTTACAAACGTCAGTTTAGTAGTAGGAGCAAGAGTAGCAGCCGATGCCATAGTAACAGGTAACGGCTGTTTATCGCTCTGAACGGTGGAGAAATTCTGACTAAGAAGGTCTGACATGATACCCTCCTATCAGTATCCAGCCGGAACCGCAAGATTATCGATATAGGCAGTGGCAGCAGGATTATTCACGAACGTCTGCATACCATTGACCATATAGAAGATATCTGCGGCGGCCACACCACCTGAAGAACTGCGGATTTCAAAGATATTCCTACCATCGGTCTTGTAGAAACCAATGGGAAGAATCTCACCGCGGCCCCACACTTCGTCAGAGACAAAGTCAATACGAGTTTTATCCCAGTTGAAAGATGGCTTGTCGGGAGCGCCCGCAAACTGCATCTTATCGAAATACATGTTCAGTGAGCCCTCACCCTTACCATTGTTATTGGGCTGCTGAATCATAATCATTGCCTGACCAATATCCTCATACGCCTGCTTCTGCGCGGGATGGAGCCAAGCATTTAACTTAAAACTATTATCGATACCGACACGGTTGCCGATAGCGTTAACAGCCAATCGCGGTAACGGGAGACTCAGTGCCGAGCCACCAGCATTAACACGATTGCTACGAATTTCCGGCGTAGCAGCACGGCTGAATCCTAACCAGGTTCCAGTCGATGCATTGCTGTGGTGATAGGGCACACCAAACAGTGCCGGCAGGGAGTTAGGCGAACTAATACCATCAACCACAATCTTATCAGTGGCCGTAGCACCAGCAACAGCCGGTGTAACGTCGATGATTTTATTCGCAACGTCCCACTTAGTAATGACTCCCTTACCACGAAGGGTTGCGAGAGTCGTATCGTATACCTGAACCGTCTGGCCGTAACGCACAAGACGTGCGCCAAAACCATCATCGTCCAGAGTATAAGTATCGACACCAGCCGCAGTAGAAACTGCTGAAATGACGCCAACGACGCCATTACCAGCCTGCATTAACTGGCTATCCAACTGACGACGTAATTCATCTAATGCAGTAGCCGTCAGACGGCGAACAGCATTAGTGATAGCCTTACGGTCGTTATCAGTTGACCACTGAGTTAACTTAGTGTATTCGATGTTCTCGGACACGAACACACAAGTTAAGACAGCCTTATCCCAAGTAGGACCGCCGCCCCGTCCCAGGTCGCCCCCGTTAGGGTCGAAATACTGGAAACTACCACCGGGACGCAGTTCCAATGGAACGCGCATCTGTCGATTCGAGATAACTTCTACGTCACGCTTCTTGATGTTAGCGTAGAATTTATCATCGCGCTCGAACAATACGCGAATCTTGGGAATCACTTTCTCCAGCTCTAAAGCTGTGACTTGTGATTCAACAACTGCCACTGTGTCTCCTTACTAATCCGTGAGGACTAGTCAGAGTTAAGGAATTCCAGCGATGACATTCCGGCAGGAATATCTTTCGCACTCTTAATTTTACCAGTCCGAGGCTTAACTTCTGAGGACTCGGATTTCCTAATAGTAGACTTGGACTCTTTAGTAGAGTCATCTTTATCTTCAGAGTCATCTTTGACTCTCTTACCAATACCCCTTAAGGCTTCATTTCGGGCCCGTTTAATGACTGCGGGCAACAGTGTTTTAGCCTTTGAGAGAATGGCGGACCTAACTGCATCTGTTGAGCTTTTATCGTAGTTCTTCTCGGCAGCGCGTTGCCACAGCTTATCGACAAGAACCTTGAATCTTGAGTCACGTTCAATGAGATTGTTAAGAGTTTCTAATGCATCGCGTGACGCATTCTTCTTAACATAGTCTGACATTGAATTCTTTGGGTCGATATGCTGAAGAACAGTATTCTTCAGGACATTATCGGTTTTACCCTTAAGTTCAGTTCTAGCAGTTGTAAGACGTTGTTCGTTAAACTTACGCTCACGTTCTGCTAATTCCTGGGATTTCTTATCACCAGGGCCTGCATCAGCATCATCAAGATTCTGAGCAGGAGTATATTTAGTAGTTCCAAATACAAATTTATTTAACGCAATGGCTGCGTTCTGTAAATCCTCATTATCATTCTCTTTGCCATCACCATACATAGCAGCAACCGTATGCTTAACGACGTTACTAATTACGTGGAAGTATGCCTTCTCATCAACTGCTCTGAGATTGGGCAAATAGTTATTAACAAGTCTATTGAATCCAGCTTTGTTACCCTTCTGGACTGCCTGTAATAGTTTCTGAGTATTTCCTTGAAGGATATCAGTTTCAAAGTTATCAAGAGTTTTCTTAGCTTCGACAGCTTCTCTAGCATCATCAATAGTAGGTAATAGTTCAGTGAATTGCTGTTCACGATAGTAAGCTTTTTCAAGATATGGAAAATCCTTGAATAGCTTCGGATACTTTTTAAGAATTTCCTGTCTACGAACAGGAGTAACTAATTCCAACTGTTCATCAGTCGGACCTTCTAATTCTTCTTCTAATTCGTCGAGTTCGTCTACTTCCTCGTCCTCGTCATCATCCTTATCGTCTTTGTTAGTATCTTCGTCATCATCAGATTCTGGAGGCGTATCATCTCCAGCTTTCTCAGTCTCCTTAATAGGTTTTTCCGTTTTAAGGTCGATAGTTTCTGGTTCTTTATCGTCATCGGCGCCAAGGAAGTCAATGATACTTTCTTTATCACCGCCTCCTCCTAAACCAGTATTATCGTCTGGACTGAGTAGTGGAAACTGAATGCTACGCCACAGTTTTAACATCGCCTTCTCCCTTTATGGGTGCAGTTTTTGACTTATTGGGTTTCTCTGGAGGCGCAGCACCATTACCTTCAGGACCAGGTCCTAACATACCAGGTGGGGGCATCATCATCATTTTGTATGACTTAGCATACAGAAGGACGTTCTTATACCCCATCTGATTATCAACCTTAGCCATACGTCCAGCTTCAGATTGTAACCAGCCTTTAAGAATTCTGAATCGTAATTCAGGAGTATCTACATCAGGGTCAGGCTGAATAGCAGGCTGCTCCATTGGTGGTGGAGGTGGCATACCAGCCATCATAGCTTGCTGTTCCATCATTGGGTCAGGAGGCATTTCTATTGGTTCAGAATTGAGAAGCGCCTTGATATCATCATAGGTAGCTTCAATCTCATCCTCACCAGGAACATAGAAATCTGTTAACCCAATAGCCTCGCGAATGAATGGGAGATTCTCAGGAGCACCAAGAATCGCCAGAATTTCAGGATTGCCACCGTTAAGTAATTGCATTACGGTGTCACGAATCTGCCCCCACGTCATAGGCAAATTCTCATTAGCTTCTAATTCAATCTTACCAATCTTACCTTCGAGCTCTGCTTTCCGAATGAAGGTGTTGATAAAATTGCCATCCTTAGTTCTCTGAACATCTCGTTCATCTTCCTGAACGATTTTAATATACATTGGGATGGCTTTGCCAAACACATTCTTCCATCCCATTGTTAACATTTTCCAAACATTCTGGAGTCGCTGTAATGCCTGCGAACGACTCATTGAATATTCAGATGCAGTCTCACTACCCTGTAACTGTCCCCCGAAAATAGATGGCTGTGCAGCGGAGCAGAGTTGTCCTAATGACTGAATCTGATTAGCAAAAGGCATAACCTCTGCTGATAACGTGGCAGTTTTCATCTCGTGAAAACCATCCGCCAACGTTTTACCAGATGCAGCAGTAGCAGGAAATACACCACCAGGTGTAACTTCTGTCTGCTCGTATGCCTTAAAATTTAATACCTTAGGGTCAGCAAACGTCTGGCCGACACCATGTTCCATAGTTTGTAAAGTAAGTGAAATAATATCATTAGTAATCTCTTGAACACTGGTAAGTAGCATACCAAGAGGGTCAAAGTAAACGAAGTCAGACAGTGGGTTATAAATAAGAGTCCAACAGTCGTCCATAGCCTCGGGCTCTGCACACGCATATTCGTCATTGACAAGAGTTACTTTTACTCCAAATGGGAATAGTTTCTTAAGTTCATCGAATGCATCTTCATTACCAAGGATATGAAAACGCTCAGGACGAATCCAACACTGTTTAGTAGTTACAACATTCTCAGGATATGCACCCTGATACTGTGGAGAGAGTCTAGCCCACTGTTCATACTGGTCATATCCACCAGGACTAGAAGTGGTCTTAGCCATTTCCTTAGCAATCTTATCATTGCCTCGGATACCTTCATACTTATCCATCGCCTTTGTGTAATCTCCCTCAAAGGCATAGATAAGATACATGCATTCTTCTTGTTTCCTAGCAAAGTTGGAAACCTTGACATTTAAGCCACCATACGCTTCTAAGCATACGCGGCTCTTAGCCTGTTCCGTTTCACCAACTAATCTAGTAACAGTGAATGATTCCTGCTTTAACTCAGGGTCCATCATCTGCATACAGGATGGACAAAGGTCTTTCTCTGGGCTATTACCTAGAATGGCACGAATAGCAACATCGCCCTCATCAGGCATAAACTCATTGAATTCAGTATTCTTTAATTCTTCATCTTCTCCCATAATACGGTCATCCATTTGGAAGCCGCACTGAGAGCACACAGTATATTCATGATTCTCTACTGTGTCTGTATATTTATTTTCCTTGTAGGTTCCATACTTGGAATCCTGTTTAGTATAGTTATAGTAGAACATTGCACCTTCAGTGCAATAGATGAATAGAGAATGTAACCATAGTAATGGAACATCATTATGTCGATAGATTAACTGAGCAATCTTATCTCCAGTCCTAGCCGTAGCTAAGTCCAGAGTATCTTCAGCATCATCAGGATAACATTTAACAGGAGGAACGGTAACAGATAATGCAGCAATGATAGATTCCAGGTAAGCCCGGAATACGTTCATTTGCTTATCGTAGTATTCCTGGTCATTATTACCAGCAGCCTGTTCGTTATCCCAAATGCGCCAGTCATGCGCTACTTCAGAATACCAAACTTGAGTAAAGTTTTCCCAGAATAGCTTTAGCCTACGCCACTTTCTTAGCTGACGCTCACGTATAGCTATATCTTCTTTACCGCAACCGTCTGCGATAGACTTAAGCCAGGTTTGAACTTGAGGAGAATACTCTTTACCCAAGTTAACCTCTAGGTCCAGTAATGTTTTCGGGCGGCATCATTTCTTCCCGTCCAAATATTCGTTGTAAGAGTCCTGGTTCTGCTTTCGGATTAGACTTCTTTCTAGTAACTTTGCGGCTACGCTCAGCGATAGTAGGGTCAATTTGACCATTATCAGGGAGACGTATATCCTCACGCCTAACGTTGCGTAAAGCCTCACGATTGACAGCTTCATCTTCAACTTTGTTAGGTTCATAGAACTTCCGCATGAAACCTCTGCTACCCTGTCCCACATGCGCAAGTTCATGAGTTAATACATCATCAATATTCTGTTTATCCTTTTCAATTAGTTCTCGATTCATAGCGACAGTTCCCATTGGACCTGTGACAGCATATGCATCAGGATACATTAGTTTAGATAGTCTACCCATCGGCATTACTCTGCCTAACTTAGCAGATTCAACAGGCATTTCATTCTGCCTACCAGCCATAGAGGCTTCAAGAGCAGGCCATTCTTTAGCAGTAGATTCAGACATAGGTCCACCGAATACCCTTTGCAGGATACTAGTAGATGGTGTATCTACTTTACGAGGCTTGGCTTTCTCGTTCTGCTGCGGCAATGCCAACCTCTTTTTCTAATTCTTTAACTTCTTCATCGCTAACTGCGTCAGCAGGTTTTGGTGCATTCTTAAGTAGTTTAGCTGTCTCTCTATCTTCTGTCTCTAACATCTGTCTCCTTACACTCCAAGGAGTATGACGTGCAGCAGAAGTTCTAATAGGTTGAAAGTTTTCAGGAGATGCTGGCTCACGTTCTATGGGCTTATCCAATAGTCTATTGAGTAGTGTCTTATTATCAAGTCTTAACTGCTCTACTTGAATTCTGAGAGTGTCACAGTTCTCACAGTGATGTGGTTCAGGAGCGAACTCCTGTTTCATTTGTTTCCATTCACGAATCCATTTAATTAAAAACATTATTATCTCCGGCCATGAAACCGCTTAATCATGTGTGGTGTTTCAGCAGATTCAATAGTTCGCATATTACGATAGAAAGCTGTCCAATCTTGCGTAGCGTTCAGCCTCGCGATTATTGCAGCTTCCTTTTGAACTTTCTTAAATTCCTCTGATGCCTCATCGAAATAACGCTCTGCCGTGTCTACCGCATAGCGAGCGTTATCGTATGGGTCATCACCATTGAATTCCTTGACATCTTCAGCAGGAACATCATTCTTTGGCTTATCGTAGTTACAAGCTTTAATAGATTCAATCATCATTGGGCAACAGTTAGGATGCCCTTCATGATTATTAACACCACCTTCCTCGCACCTAAATATCTGAAACTTAGGAATGTTAGTCTCAGGTTCTGGCGGGTCGAATAGTGCTAAGTAGTTTTTGTAATCATTGAGTCCTCTGTTACGAAGCAGCCACATGGCTCGTTCTTCGTTATAAATTGGCATCTCATTCGATGGAATGACCTGCTTTGGTTTCCATCGGAAATATTCATGTAATAGCATCTTTCCGGCAACTCTAGACCCCGGTGAATTATTTGATAACTCGACCTGTCGTCCGAGTGCTGTTTCGATTTGTTGCTGAATTGTATGTTCTTGTCCACGGTCTTGACCCGCTGACTTACATACTTTAACTACTTTAGGTTCCTCGCGCTCGCAATAATCTTTAACTACGGGAGCCCATTCTTCAATCTTTGTCTTTAACCATCCAAACTCACGATAGAGGTAAAGACGCTTATTGGGTGATACTGCGTAGAAGGCAACGTATGCCATCGCAGCGAATCCCCAATCTATTACGATAAACTTCGGCCACCATGTTGGAATCTCAAACGGTTCCACCACATGTAAGGCGTTATCAGGTTCGTCAGGAAATTTATGGTCACGAAACTCATCAAATACTTGACCCTGATAAGCATCCCAATCTCCAAACTTCTTTGCCTTACGCTCAGCCTCCGACGGAATACCATCTAATCTCTTAGCGTATTCTGGGTCAGCATGAGGGTTATCGGCTACAGTCGCATGAATGTATATACGTTTAATTCCACCTTTACCCTCAATGATTACCCCGCCTTCAGGGTATGGTGCAACAAAACGTTTCTTTACGAATGTATGTCCAATACCTCCTGGCATTCCTGCTGCACGAACGATAGCAGGTAATGTGGGGTCACTAGTTCGGACACGAGTGAAAGCAATATAGATGTAAATATATTCAGTATAGGAAGTTAATTCGTCAGGAGAGAATAGATTAATTTCCATCGAGTCATATTTGTGAACATCATCTTCGTTCTCACAATGACCGAGGAAAATATTAGCACCAGTTCTAATACCAGTTCCGCCCATTTCGTCTGGACGCGGAAATGTCCAGCACATATCAGTTTTATTAAATGTAGCTCCTAGTTTTGTATATAACTCCCGCGAACGGGGAATGATTTCATTCTTTAGTTCGGGATAAGTGCGGCGCATGAAAACCTGTTTGAATCTAGGGTTTTCATGCCACCGCCTACTAACACCATATACTAATAATACGTCAGACTTACCAGAACCTGCGCCCCCACCGTAGAATGCCTCGAATACGGAATTAGGGACCGCGAGAAATGGGTCTTGTTTAATATTGGGTTTCCAAAAACCCTTATCAAATGCCATTGCTAGTGATTACTCTACGTCCTTGAATAATGCACCCTCTGGAAGCATTACTCGTGCCTTAGCGTAATTATCAGGATTACCAACTAATGCCTGCGCAGCCTGTGTAGCAGCGGCTTCTGTTGGAAATACTGATGGATGAATAGTCCATGAATCATTGATAGTAGCTTTCTTAACAACAACGAAAGCATCAGTCGTTGCTTCATCTGTTACTTGTTCAAACGTATTTCCCATAACTCTCCTTTAACTAGCTGGGCTATAGTGGGCCTAAGAGTGGGGTGATACCTACTCCCATAGATACCACCCCAATCCGTTTAATCAATATCTAAGGGGTTAGAATTGACTAGACGGGAGTGCTACCGCTATCGAAAATCTTAGCGACAGCCGCAGCCTTCTCAGCAACACTAGTAAGTGCCGCCTTATCTTCATCGCTCAGACCAGTGCTACGCGTAAGCAGGGTCTGAATATCGGTGGTGATATCGTTGAGAGCGGTAGTCACCGCATCTTCCATTGCCTGAACTTCTGCACTCTTTGCCATTGTCTGCTCCATCCTAGCTAGGGTTGTGAGAATAGTTGATAACTGACGTTCGAGACGTTCAGTATCAACTGTGTGATGATGAATGTGAACGTTTACCTCGGCCTTCATGTTATGTGCCTGGTTCTAACAATGTGCAGATGATAGCATACACTGCATTAGAAGTAGCGAACATATAGGCCACGTGCTTAGTTGCCGCATTTACTGCTGGCATTATCTTAGTAGCGTCAATGAATCGTAACATTTCATACGACCCTGGACGACATTTAATTACTGATTGACTCTCAGTATTAGTAACGATTTCTTTCTGTGATACACCATAGAACACAACGAGTTGAGTAGACTTAGGACTCTCACCGTCAGTTGTGCTAGGTGTAACTGTTATTTCAAGTAGATTGTTACCCACTACAAACAGTGGAGCAGGAGCTTCACAATTCCATGGCTTCGCTGTTCCTATACATTTGACTCCACTTAATGTAGTTACAGAGCCATTCATGTAAAGTTTGTAAAGCATTAGTGTAGCTAAGTCAGCATTCACTCCATTGTCATGCTGAAAGCTAATCTTATCTAATGCATATTGTAGTTTGACAATACCTGTAGGTGGAGTCTGCGCCCCACATACGGAGGCAAATAGTAAGACTACAATGAGCGAAGCGAATAGTTTACGCATGATTGATTGTAATGATTGAGGCTCCACCATCACTACGAATCCATGCAGCAGATACGGGTGAAGTAGCAGCAGCCCATGTTGATTGGTCATTAGACCATTGAATTGTGCCAGCACCCTGGTCTGTAAATGCCCAATTACCAGACGGTAAGGCATACACAGTTCCAGAATCCATCGTAAACGGTCTACCGACGGGGATTGTTTTAGTGTATGCCATTACTTTCTATCTCCGTCTCCAGGTTTGTATTCTTCCCATCTAACAGATTCTTTAAGATGTCTATCAACCATATTATTGATATCTTCTTTACGGAGCTGATTACGCTCTACGTTTTCGAGTAATGAAATGAGTCGATAATTACTTTCACTATTTTTAACTTGTGCAGCAGTATTTTCTTTGATAACATTCATTAGTAATTCAGCAGTGGTTCGCCATAATTCAGTAAATTGTTTTACATCCTTCCTATAAAACATGAACATGAATCCAGCAAGTATGCCTCCTACCCCTAGGGTGATGAGCCACTTAGTGAATTCTACTTGCTCCATTGCCGTCATTAATCCTTAGCCTGTATCACTTGATACGTTGATTCCTCGCGTTGCTGTGGAGCATAGAATACAAATGCTGGACCACCACCTGTATTAACTCCACCAACACCGTTAGCTTGTTCAGGTTCTACATTCTTAATTACTTGTGACATATCCCGGGCTATGCCTGCTATGTCACGAGCTTTAGCTGATGCTAATTTATCAGGAGTTAGATTAGTTAAGGCGAGCATAAGCTTCGCACGCGCACGCTTAGCTATACGTTCTTTCGCACTAACGATTGTATTTCTATTGGGTTGCTCATCATATGATGCTGTGGATGTAGCACCATGAGCATATGCTGACGCAGCTGAGGGAGATATACCGAAGTTCTTAGCTAGTGCTACTGCCTCTTGTCTTCCATCAGTTACACTAGTTTCACCAATGATTTGTCGTAAAGAATCAGGAACATTAACGTCACCCTCTTTACGACCTGGTCTAGTAATGTCAACTATTTGAGCTACGGGAATAGACTTCGGTTTAGGATTGACACAATCCGTAAGGGCTGAATCAAATTCCTTATCCGAAACTATTCCCATACCCATTACTGTTCGCTCCAATCCTGGAGTAGTTCCTTAATTTTAGCGAAAGTCTGAGCCTGTTGCTGAGTATCTCCCCCGCCCTCACGTAATGCCTGTTGAATGCCAGGGTATAGTGTGGAGACATGCTTATCATCTCCATCACCTACAGTTGCATCAGCCATTATCCTTGCATTGTGTTCCAACACTTTTGCTAATGCTGGTGATGGCTGAACTGGTGTAGTGGCTGGCTTAACAGGTGGAGTGGGTAGTGGAATGGGAGTGATAGGAGTTAATCCCGGCGAAGCTGTAGGCATAGCCACTACAGGCATAATGGGATTAGCAGGAGTAGGGTCAGCTATGTTTTTAATAATCGGAGCCCCAGTTACGGGGTCGATTTCTATGTTAGCCATTAGCTGATAGTAAGAGTCCAGGTCGTTCCGGACTTAGTAGCAGTAACCGTAGTCGCAGCGTTAACACTCACTTCCTTACGAGTATTACCCTGCGCATTCGGCTGTGTGAAATAGAGCATATTCGTTTCAGCATTAATAGTGAACTCAGAGACACCAGTGAATACACCAGCAGTTAGTGTATTACCGGGTCCAACTGTTCCGGTGACTGTAACGGTTGCTGACATGATGTATCCTTGAAATATTGTTTGACTTTTCAGTCGAGAAAATGCCAGCGTCAGACTACCATAGTCCAGACTGAAAGTCAAATTATTCGATGGTTATTTTATTTTTCCCAGGAAATATCAGGGTAGTTATAAAAGGGGACCCATATATCTTTCCCATGTCAGTTGATTGCTATATCCCCGCAGAAATGTGCACATATGAGACTCTACGTGCAGGCGTGTATGGGGGTGTGAAGGAACCTATGGGCAATGATGTGCACATGTTGCATATAAATACACAGAAATTCAAACATACGTTCACAATTACACATAGCTATACATAGCCTCGCATTATGACGTGACATAGAGTGTCACCTGTAAACCCTTGAGAACAAAGGACTTGCCACATTGTGTCACTCATGGTGACAGATAGTGTCAGTGCCCATTCACAATACTATACATCACTGCACATCCTGACATAATATTATGAGCCTGAGAACATGGCATCGCGTATGCTTTATATATGGTTGTCGGGCAAGTGGCAAGGGGCCAAAGAAAATCGGAGGTAGGGGCAAGAAACCACTTGACACGCGCACGGCACTGTGATACACTCGTTTCTGTTAGGGGCGATGTTGCCCACTACTAAGGACACTCAAATGCAGACAAAGACTGGCAAGTTTACTTTCGCTATCCCTGAAGGCCACGCGCAGGCCGGCGAGAAAATCGAAAAGACCTTTGAATACAAGGTCTGTGATAATGAGGCGGAGGCTAATGCTGTAATCGCTGAGAAAAAGTGGTCAGTGGTTGCATTGGTCAACGATAATCTCAAGGCCAATTCGCGCAGCAATGCGTATCAGGCTGCGCTACTGCCGTATCGTCCTTCGGAAGTTTCGCCCGAGGAAATTCAGGAGCGTATGGTGCGCGATTACATCCGCCTGGGTATTCCGGAAGATACCGCGCGCAAGCAGGTTGCCGCACTTCTGGCGATGGCTGCTCAGGCTCAGTAACACTAACGGAAGTGGGGCCAGAACATCGGCCCCACAACCATAATTGAGGTATAACTAATGTGGACTGAACGCGCGAAGCATACTTTCTTTTGGGCAATCTATCTCATTGGATTCTGTTCTGGAATCTACGCAACAATCGCATACAACATGATAGGAAAGGGGTGAAATTCCCCTCGCACATACAGTAATCGCTTACTGCACTGTCCAATTGTGCGAAGTTCAGGATACCTGAAGTCCTATTGCTTACTGCACAA